TCAGCGTGATGGCTGCGCGGGTGTGATAGAACGGCCACTGTTTGGCCAGGGACAGGCTTTCCAGGGCGTCATCCACGGCGTCCGCCTTCTCGCGGGTCGCCTTGGCGCCGTTACGGTCCACCATCATACGTCCGGCATAGGCCCAGAGATTGGAGGCCAACAGGGTGCTGGTGACGCTCACGGCGGTCAGGGCGACATCGGTGCCCGGACCCGTGGCGATACCAGACGACACGACAATACTGGCGGTCGCGATGGTGTAGCCGGACCTGGCCGCAGAGATGGAATAAGTGCCGTTGTCTAAGTAAACAGTGGAGTACAAACCGGAAGCATCGCTCTCGGTCTCGTACAACAGGGTGCCCGCCGCATTCAGGATGCGCACCGTGGCGTTCTCCAGGGCAGCGGCACCATCGGTAATGCGGCCATTGCCAACGAGAGGCGTCCAGGCTGCTGCACCATAGGTGCCATTGCCGGTGCCGTCTGCGGTGACGCGATACGTGAACGTCCAATACTGGGTAGCATCAGACGTGCGAAAGATTTTGAGGGTATACTCACCCACGGAGGAAACAAAGCCTGTGCTGCCACTGACCGCCACGGCGTAGATGCCTGGATTGGTCGCAGCGCTCACTTCAGTGATGGTGATGCCAGTCGTGGCCTGACCACCCGTTCCGTTCTTGGATAACTCCAGGGTAAAATCTGACTGGGTTAAGCCAGTGACGGCGTAATAATACAGAGCATCCCGGATCGTCTGTCCGACGGGAAAGTATTCGCTGCCGGACATGGGCGTATCTCGTGGCCAAAGGGGGAAACAAGCCCCCCGCTGGCAGGCCAACACCAGCGGGGTCTCTATTCAGTCAGTCAAGGCAGATCAGGCCCGAATGGTCAGGAAGATCGTGCCGGTCGTGCCCGAGCCGATAGCATCCGGAGCGTAACCGATCCGGGTGTCATAGGTCACGGTGGTGTCATCAACCGCACCGGCAGTGCTGTGCGTCGCAAGGCCCACGCCAGCGGCAACGGCCCCAGCGGTCGTGGCGGTAATCGGCCCATAGGTGGCAACCCACAGATAGGACGATGCCGGAGCCGCAGTGATCCCGGTCGGCAACTGGGGAACCCCAGCAACCTTGCCAGCCTCAGCCGCCGCGCCGGTAACCGCATCCACCACAAACGAGGCGGCGGCACCGGTCTTGAACTTCAAGCACACATTGCGTGCCGCGCTGATCGCGGAAGTGTCCGTTTTGACCAGGCAATAGGTGGTCTGGCCCTGCTTGATACTGGTGCCCACATGGGGCGCCAGTGCGGCAGAGGTCGACGTAGCGCCAACTGCCAAGGGAACGATAGTATCATAAGACATGGGATGTACCTCTTACGCTTACGCGAAGTTGTACGCGATGGCCGCGTAACGGGGGTTAACGATCAATTGGCCACCGTGTTGAACGACAACAAGATGCCCGCCCTGTTCGGCGCTGTGCTGCTGAGTCACCTTGAAGATGCTGTTCGGTGCGCCCTTATAAGCGCCAGTAGCCGAGCCCACATCCGGCCATTCCAGACACTTGAACCACATCTGCTTCGAGTTGAGCAGCTGGAAGGTGTTGGCCACGACATCGGTGTCGTAGGTGATGCTGATGTTCTCATACGGAATCATGCGGCGTGCGAACATCCCGGCATTGGGCGACTTGGAGGTATCATCGATAGCGATACGCTGAATCGATTGCAACTTCCGCTTGATGCCCTGATAAAGATCCAGGGTGGTCAGACCGCAGTCCGGCATTTCCTCGGCTTCATTGGCCCGCGACACGCGCAGGTTCATGTAGTCGATGACGTTAATGCAGTTGTCGACCCACAAAGAACTCGCAGCCGCATTGTCGAAGCCAGTGCTCGACCAGTTCACAATCACCGGGCTGAACGCTTCGCTCAGCGCATCGTCCACACCAGTCAGTCCACCGGGAAGGGTGGTTTGGCCGAGGTAGTTGCAATTGGGCAGAACTTCCTTGTCAGCATCACCAACGCCCCCGCCGGTCGAGCCGGCGGCAGGGCTGTAACCCGTGGCCGTTGCGCCGTAACCAAACACGCTCAGGAGGCCGATGATCGGCAATTCCGTTGCGGTGTTGTTGGCCACGCCAAAGGCGGTCTGTCCGCTACGGTTGATATTGAGCAGGTCGAAATTGACGCCCTTTTCAAAGTCCTTACCCATGCGGACAAGGCGGCCATCAATCAACTTGGTTTTGACGCCGTTGCCGGTGTTCTGGGCCAAATCACGATCCGAGAGAACGTCCTTGACTTCATTGAAAGCCCAGGGAACGCGGACGGTGATCTCATGCTGCTTGCGCGAGAAGGTACGAGCGGAAAGATCCGCACGCTGTTCCTTCTTGAACTCACCAACGGTGATGTTCTGTTCATGATAGGGACCCGCACCATCCATGGTGACGTGGCCAGCTTCGTCCATCTTCTCGAAAAGATAGCGCTTCTTTTTGGTGTTATCCCAGGCGCCACGCATGACGTTCTGGATGGTGGATTCGTCGACAAGGGGCGAGTAATTCGCGGTTGGAACGGTACCGGTAGCCATGATGACTATCCTTTATTGGTTATGTTTTTCGGCGTATTCACGGATGAAGCGCACGAATTGAGGGGTGTTCGGACGGAAACCGGCCTTGACTGCCAACGCCACGGGGTCCTGTTGACCGGACTGGGTTGACGCATCCCGTGTGACACGGGCACGTTTATGCAAGGCCTGCTGCTGCGCTTTCGCCGCTTCACTGAGTGTCACCGATTCGCCAGCGCCGGACTCTAAGGCCCGGACCCGATCCTTCATGGTCAGGTATTCGATGGCAGCGTCACGGCCCATGCGCGGGAGTAAGTGAACAAACTCTTCGCGATTGGCTTGGATCAGATCATTGTGTTGTGCGCTGAAGGTACTGGCAGCCGACCGAGCTTGATGCTGGGCGGTCTGCTGACTCCACATTTGCTGAAAGACCTGTTGAGCAACCTCCGTAGCACGGCGGTTTATGAACTCATCGGGATCTGACGCCATTTCCTCTTGAACTTGAGCAGCGTTCTGCTTCTTCTGATTGTACAGTTCAATGTCGTCGTCACTCACCCCCATAGACTGCGCCAACTCTTGGCGGGCCTGACGGGCGTATTGTGACTTGGACTGCTGATCCAGATTAGGATCAGCTTCGATGCGCCTCAGCTCACGGGCTTGGGCAGCAGCGAAGGCATCCACCCGTTCCAGGCGCTTGGCCGTGGGCAGGTATTCGGGATGTCGAGGATTCCAGGCATGGAGTTTCGTCCGTTGCGCGTCCTCTTGTTGGCGCTGCAAAACATGACGAAGTTCTTCGGCGGGCGGCAACCCTTCGTAAGCACTGCGGAACTTGCGGTGCTCTCCAACTTCACGGCCTAATTGACCAGCGAGCGTTTCAAAGCCACGGAGGCGTTTGAGTTCGTCGGCGGTCGGCGGTGCGTTGGCGGCAGGGGTGCCGGGATCTGATTCGGTGACGCTTTGGGGTTGTGAATGATCAGTGTCTTCGGCTTGCTCTGGAGTAGCGGCTGAATCAGCGGCGTCCGGGGCTGGCGTGTCCTGGATTTCCGGATCGGCATAGCCGGTGTCGGGATCTTCAGGGGTTTCGATGTCGGTCATTGTAACCTTTCGTTAACATATGTCAAGGGCCTATGGTAAGGCCGGGTGGATGGCGTACTAAAGTTAGTCTTTGCTAACACTCAGGCCGCGCTGTTCAGCGGCACGGGTAGCGGAGGCGACATCTTTGAAGACGGCTCGACGGTCGCCCTTGAACTTGGCCAGCTGGGGGATGTAGCGGCCATGCAGGCCGGTCGTACGGTCCCGCTCATTGCTGAAGTCGTCCAGGTCGCCACGGATCGTCGGGGCGGTGAGGATGACCCGGTGCATGGCCTTATTACAGGCGGGACACGGCACACGCGGATCGGTCTTCATGCTATGGAATACCTCTTGGTACTCATCGCACTTCTCACAGGCATAGTCGTAAACAGGCATTAGTTAATTCCCGTGGGGGCCAGTTGGCCTTGGTCTTGGGGTTGTTCCATTCCGGCTTCTTGGGGCGGCATGCCCATCTGAGCCTGCATCGCCATCTGCTGCTGTTGCTGCATAGCGATGCCTTCCCAGTACTGCGCCATCTGCTCGGCCTGCTGCGCGGCTTCCTCCAGCCCAGAGAGGCGGGGGAGGGTGGCGTAGGAGCGATAGGCCATGGCACGCTCCATGGGGTCCTGGCTGGCAAAGAGGACCGGCCACAGGGTCTGGCCGACTTCCTTGATAGCATCGATCTGCTGATCAATGTCGTGACGCCGCGAAGATGATACTTCGATGGTGTACTCAGCCTCCAAGGCCAAGTCTTCCAGGGTGTACATCAGCGGCACGGCCTGCTGCGTCGCCTGCATGGCGGACTGAGGGTCCATGCCTTGGCGCAGGTATTGCGTCGCCAGAAGCATCGGGTCGGCCTTGACTTCAGGGGTCACCAATTGGCCCCACGCGGCGGCGTTCTCCGGTCCCAGAACGGGACCAATCTGCTCCGGGCGGAACAGGAACGACGCAGCGAAAGCCTCTTTCCGGCCCAGACCGCTATGGAACTTGGCGACCTGATCGCGCATGTCTTCGATACGACTGCGGCTGTTGCGGTCCTTAATCGATGCATCCTGTGCGGTACGGGATTGGGTGTTGCCCTCACCGGCGAACAGGATAGAGTAAAGCCCCGTAGCCTTATCGTATTGGGCGCCAAAATAATCCAGCAAGGTCAGACCGGCACCGATGTGGCCTTTGTCTGAGTTCCATTGCTGGATAAAGTCGTTGATGTTCTTACTGTCGCCCTGGGCGTCAATCTTCATCGCCTGGATGTCAGGACCGTGCAGGACCTTCAGCTTATCCGCTTCGGACAGGCCAGAGCGGTTCTGGTCCAACATCGCATAGATCGTACGAAAGTCAAACTTCGCCCGGCCCATAAGGATGGTGGTAATGTAGTTCATCGCCCGTTGATAGCAGAGCCCACCGGCAAGCGGCGAGACCGGCCATACGGAGCCCGGATTCGGATAGAAGTCCTCAACCGTCCACGGCCATTCATCCATCTCGTAGAAGGGAATCTCCCAGGGCATTTCCGCGATCAGTTGGCCTTCACGGGTGACCAAGTAGCGCAGGGGTTGCTCTTCCAGTTCAATCATCGCCGCCTGCACGGACTGATCATCCACCGGCAGGCCAGCGGCTTTCGCCTGCTCGCGTACCAGTTCAATGCCGTCACGGTCGTTGTGCAGACCGATGTTGCTGTACAGGTCAAAGATCTCAATGCAGTCCGTGCTGGCGTCCTGGTTCTCATCGTCGGATTCCGACTTGTCACCCTGACGACGGCCAGTAGCCTTGAGACGACGCACCTCGCTGACATCGCCGCCAGCCTGGCTGACCAGATCAATCAATTCATAGCGAGGCATCACGCGACGACGGCCACCCCAGGTGATCTGGTCGTAGCTGGTCGCATTACCATCTAGGATCAGATCCTTGACGGAGCACCACTGGGAAGCGGTCAATCCCTTGCGAGGATGGACGCCGGTCCACGCAACGCCACGGCCATACACAATGGCATCCGTGCTGATGCTGCGGCACTCATCGGACAGGCCAGTCTTGCCAGGCGTGTAATTGATCCACGCTTCACGGGCCTTGCAGCGGGCCTTGGCTTCGGGAGTATCCCACGCACGCGGATGCACCAGGCGGCGTGGGTTGGGCGGGTTGATCAGCGGCACAAAGATCTGGATGGCCTCTGAGGTCTTGGACACCTTGGCCTTGAACTCAGAATTGTTCAGCGTCTTCTGGTAGTCAAAGTGATGATCTTTGCTATAGCCGTAGCGCCAGATCTCATGACCCGTGTCAGAGAACAGCTTCTTACGCGACTGCGCACCATGGATACGGCGCTTCCAGATCTGGCCTTTAATCTGCGCACCTGAAAGCTTGTTGTCCATGTTCTCTTTACTCTTTCGGTGGGGATTGCTTGGACCGCTTCAGATCCTCGTAGACTTCATCTTCATTGTGCTCGGCCCGTTTAGCACGGCTGCGCATCACCACGGCGCCAGACAGTCCGCCACCGGTGATCACCGAGAGGACCAGGAGGATGATGTTGTTGAAATCAAGAGGCGGCGAGACAGGATGGTCACCGGGATGCGGCACGCGAAAGTCAGGGTTCAGGCGCTCAATAGTGCCGTCTGCGTGCTCAATCACTCCGGTGGGCGCCGTGGGCAGGGCGATGGGCTGGCCATCAGGCGCCGATGGGGGATGCACGGTCACCGGGATACGGAAGCACGCAGCCAGGCAAATGAGCAGAAATAGGCCGAGGC